CGTACATTATACGTCCCTTTTGCTGCAAATTCATTATTTGCGGTAGTGTGATCGCTCCGCTAAGGAGCGTATTATGCCTGTTGTAGTGAAAACTGAGTCTACCCTTAGATCTTATATGAGATATAAGGAGACTTGTTCCACGGGTAAACACTCTTCCGAAGAGTGGAAAGAGAAAGACCTTCATACTCAACGTACGAAGTCTTATTTCTCTTCCACCCCTCGGATCAAACCTGCACTCCCTTTTCTCCATCCTACCTCGTATCCCTATGTTTATAATCATAGGTTTACATACGGTATGGAGAAAGAGAAATGGGATTACACGGTTGATGGGTGGGTTCAACATCCCTATCCCGAGTGGGTTAACGGTTACACTCATACTGAAATGAGAGCTAGGAGGTTATTACCCCCTGGCAATTCATGGATTAATGAAGTACCGCCTCCCCTTTGGCCTCTAAAGGCCTCCCTCGCGATTAAGGATAAAACTGTCAATCTCGGCGAGTCTCTTGCTGAGCTTGGCCAAACCGCTACTCAACTTTCTGATGCAGTTAACTATTGTATTGGTGCCATCAGGCGCCTACGCAAAGGAAAACTGCCTCGTGGAGTTGGGAACTCGCGTGAACGTCGTAAGATTCTTAAAGAACTTCGGCGTTTACCACGGAAACAGAGAAAAGCTTTAACGCTCGACTCTATTCCTGCGGCTTGGCTCGGAACCCGTTTTGGAGTTGTCCCTCTTATTGCGGATACCCATAAGTCTTACACCGCTTTGCGCTTAAAAGCGTCCCGTGGTGTATTTCAAAAGGTATACGTGAAAGATAGACAATCTGCAAAAGGCTCCATCAGGCATGAAGGTTCCGAACGCATCACCTCTGGTAGTGCGTCCATTGAATATCGTGCGAACATCTGGATTACTCTAGACGTTAGCACACCGATTGACTTCGGCAACCCTCTTGAGCTCGCCTGGGAATTACTCCCTGGTTCGCTCGTAGCGGATTGGATATTCAACGTCGGTGACGTTTTGTCTGGACTCGATGCTCTTAAGCATGTCAAGTCCCTTGTTGGGACTGTCACGCAAAAGACCAAAGAAAACGCCAGACTTTCTGGAAAGTACAGAGGTTATTCCTCTACTGAACCCAGTTCGTACCAACGGAAAAGCTTCCAACGTTCGATAGTATCGAAGGGCATGTTAAACTATGGCCTTTGGTCCTCTCTACGTTATCAACCATCTGACAACATTTTAAACGTTGTCGATGGTTTAGCTATACTCCGTCAGTACCGTCGCTAAGCCCGCTGCCAATCCTTTTGGCAGCTTAACTAAAATATTGGCCCATTCTGGGTCGCAACATCATAATGGAGCATATAATATGCCTGCTATAACAACAATACCTGTCACGCTAAGTGATGG